TGGTGGCCGCGCTGGCCGTTGTCGAAATGTAATCAGCATCAAGCAGAACGTGCCCAACAAGCTCCGGACATGTGTATGTCTCGCCCACAGAGATGTTTCGCGCGTTGATGATCCGGTTTGCTGTCGAAGCTGTTCCCAGGTTGGTAACCACGTTGACGGTGATCGTAGCGTCCGCAGCTCCATTGTTGGTCACGGTGAACTTGTCCACGATCGCATTCACGCCGCTTGCAGTGTATTGCACGGTGTTGGTTGCCTCAGCGAGCTTGGGCTCGATCAGAACTGCTGGGGTGATCGTCATTGCTGCACCTGTGTTACTGAAAGGATGATTGCTGGAGCGGCTGGGGAAAAGGCTGTTGCCGGAACGCTGTCGATGGTGACGTTCGTATCATCTGCGGCAAAAGCCATCTCGATGTAATCGGACGCCGCAAGAGAAATGATCTCTGTCAGAGCGACAGTGACATATCCGCTGCTCACGTCGCTGGTGACAATCCGCGTCGTGTTCGGAATGTCTGTCCCGTTATGCCGGAACCAGACATATACATCCTTTTTCGAACTGCTGCCGCTGCTGATCTGAACACGCGCCTCAAGCTGATAAAGACCGGACGCAGGAACGACGATCCGCGATGCTGGGGTTCCAATGGTCACGCCATTGGAAATGTCAGTGCTGTTGAATGTGAGTGTGTAGGCGGTGTTGATTGCGGCAGGCGTCTGGTCTGTCGTCTTGCTGAAGACGCCGTAATACTGCATTTGCTCGATCGTCGGGCGGACAAAAACAATGCCATTCGAAGCATCCGAAACAAGGCAGGCTGCGATCGGGATCACATTATCAGGTGCGGTTGGCTTCACGTTGGTGAAAGCACCAGCAACGGTCGGCGATGGATAGAGCAGATCACCGACGCTGAAAGCGCTGGTGTCCAGGCCGCGGACATATCCCCAGCTTGTGCAATATCCCTGGGTTCCAGTGTCCGGCAGATCGTGCGTCATCACGCCGAGGATGTAGAGTGATGGCTGCGAACCATCTGCGATGTAAGGTCCAACCGAAAGCGCACCGCCAGCTCCGACACCAACGAAACCAACCACGGTTCCGTTCGGAATGGTCACGCCGGTGTTGTTCTCAACACGAGCAAACGTTTCCATGCCAACCTGTTGAGATACGCCATATTCCATGCCGATGTTCAGCGTTGCATCGTCATCGTTCCAGCACAGGCGGCGTTCTGCCTCGGCATGAGGAGGAAGGCGACGAAAATCGAGATAGTCAATCGTCGCGCTGTTTGGCTGATAACTCTCAGCCTTGTTCGCTGCAACACCTGCATCAAATGCAGCATTTTCGATCAACGCCGTGAGTGTGGCAATGTCTGCCGGAGTAAGCTCTCCAGCCACGATGAAAAGACGCTCAAGAGCCTTGATCATCTCAGGGTCATTGCTTGCGATCTTTGCAATCTGGTTTCTGGTTGGGACGTTTGGATCAGCCATCAGAATGCCAGCGGTTCAATCCGCGCCTCCAATGCTGCGATCGCCACATGGGCGTCAGACGTGCCGCGGAAGCGCTGCATCCGCATGTTGCGCATGTGCCCCTGCTGCAGCCACATCAGGCGCTTGTTGCGCTCTCCTGTCTTACCTGCGCGGATCGGTTTCTCCACGCTCCAGGTGACACCGTCCACGCTGTATTGCGTCCAGATCGTTGGATCGACGCCAAACGCTGTGGAACCTGTCAGGCTGACCAGCTCGAGATCGTGGAAGATCGCGCCCTGTCCCTGGTTATATACGATCAGCGTGCCGAACTCCCAGCCGATGGTCTCGCCCCAGTGAGTGGACACCATGTCGGTCAGATAGCCGAACTGGTTTGTGCTCGGGTGGCAGACGTTCCAGCGATCATATGCCCAGATGCAGGTGCATGCGTTCCAGATCCCGTCACCGACCAGGGTCGAAGACAGAGTAAACCAAACCGGCACAGAGAGCGCTTGCGTTCCTGCACCGTCAAACACCAGCGTGTGACGAGGCAAGTGAACGATCAGATGCATGTGAGCTTGGTTGATGCGCTCCTCGAGGAAGGCAACGGAGAGCTCTTCCTCTGTGTAAGTCTGCAGGATCTCCTCGATCTCACGGGTGGAGATCTTCTGAGCGTTACCGTTTGCGCCGAGATAGATGCCTGGCGCCTCATTGCGACCACCACCCAGGAAAGCGATGTTATCCATGAAGACACAGCACGCGTGCGTGCCAACACAGCCCTTCTGGATCTGAGCGCCAGGGATACGAACGAACGGAAAGCCAGTGGTTCCAGCGTTGTCGAACACCTCGATAGTGTAGCGGTTGAGCGCATAGATCTCGTTGCGCAGTTTTAGCAAGCCCTCGATCGGGTCAGGATCGGCTTCGGCCGAGCCATATTTGAGCGGGTTCACAGAGAACGGATCATCGAGATCCGTGACCACAAGGAACTCACCATCGGTGGTCATGTAGTAACCATCGACCCACACCACATCGAGGACAGTCCCGAGATCCGTGTCGGTGACTTGCGTCAGTGTCGTGCCATCATAGAGATACATGCGGCCGCCAGAGGTGATCGCCAGATAGGTGAAGCCATAATCGAACGTGACGCGACCACCAGTGCCAACATCACCGATTTCTGTCACGGTGCTGTCGGCTGCGATAGAGACGAGCTTCGTCCCCATCACGCGATAGATCGTGCCGTTCCAGTTGATGCCGCCACGGTTCACGCCTGGGCCGGTGCCAAGCTCAATGATCCCTTCTCCCGGGCGCAGATACCCCTCAGAAATCCCAGTCGCTTTCGGGACTGGAACCATGTTCTTGGGGTAGGATGTCCGAAAGTTAGGAGATCCGTCTGCAAAGATGCCGGAGAGAATAGGGATCTGCATTAGCCAATCCGATACCAGGTCGAGGTTGCTGCGTCGAAGCGCATGGTGAAGAAGCCATTTGCCGCCAGTGTCGTCGGAGCGCCAACAACAGTCGCACCAGATGACACGGTGAGCGATGTCACGATCTGTGTGCAGTTTACGGTCACGGTGTCTTTGTCTGTCGCGCCAGTAGGCAGAACGATTGCGCCTGCAGCGTAGGTGCTAACGGGTGTCAGAAGCAGCCAGACGTTTCCGGTGTTCACGGTAACGCTGAAGCCAGTCGCTGCTGGTGCCGCATACTGGGTGTTCTGCGTGACTGTGGTGACGTTGGCGTTCACATATTCCATCAGGGTGGTGATCGATGCCTTGCGGCTGTCACCGTTGCTGGTGTCCCAGACAGCGATATTGTCACCGCCTTGCAGCGAGCTCACGAAAGAGAGTTGATTGATTGTGGCCATGTCTTACTCCAGATCAAGAATGCCGTCAGAGCCGACCTGCAACGGGTCTTGTGGCTCACGCAGGAACGGGTTGTTGTAATAGCGCCAGCCTTTGTTGCCAGCACCGCCAGGGATCGTCTGATTGCCCAGCTGCATTTCGATCGGCATCGCAGAGTTGGCGACGATCTCGTTGTATGCGCGCTTGGCTGCGGCTTTCGTTTCTGGGCTCACCGTCTTACCAAAGCCGGCAGAGATACGGATCGCCAGGTTGAGATACATTGCCTCGATGGCGTTGTCAGGAACTCCAACCTCTTGATCAAGGTCGCTGTCAGCGGGCGAGGATGGCAGCGGATAGCCCAGGCGGATGCCCTTTGCGTTCCAGGTGGCCATCATCGCATCAAGGCGCCGCAGAGCGCTTTCGAGCTGCTGCGGCTGCAGGTCAAAGACATACGACGCGAGACCGATTTCCTCGAAGGCCTGCTCGACGATGTTGCGTTTCGTGTAAGCCATTATCGGCCACCTCCTGCATAGATCATGCCCTGCTGGGCTCCACCGCCACGAGAACGGCCTGAAGCAAACATATCAGCTTCTTCGACGGTTTTGAAACGCGGGAACATGGGGTTTCCCATAATTTCGAGCGCACGAGCGGCCTGGAGACCTTGTTCGCCGCCCATGTATGTCGGCTCCCCGGTCTCTCTGTTGAACCAGACCTGCGGGTGGACAATCCACATTTGCGTGTCAGGATCGTAGCTAGTTGCCAGATACTCGGTCGCCTGCTGTCCGCCCGGCAAATCAATCGGACGGTCCATTTCTGGATCAAAAGGGCGAAGGGCGAGTAATCTGAACAGCTCTTCCATTACTCTGCCGCCTTCACTTTGCGGGCGCGTTTTGCGACAGGCTTCACGCCGGTCTTAGCTTCGTCGGTGGTTTTGCACCAACCATCCTTGATGGCGCCTTCTACGGCATCTTCATCAACGATGATGTAATCGAACATGTCACCGTGGATCTCATGCGGACCAGGGTGCTTGTATAGCATGACGCTCATTTGCGTTTCCTCTTCGGAGCTTTGGAGGGCTTGCCAGCTTTCTCTGCGGCTTTGCGAGCAGTGTTCAGAGCGATGGCGATTGCTTGCTTGCGCGGGCGACCTGCCTTCTCTTCCGTCTTGATGTTCGCGCCGATGCTTTTGCGGCTGTAGCCTTTTTTGAGCGGCATATCACTGTCCCTCGATTGGTGGAGGGAGGGACCGAAGCCCCTCCCCTAGATCATTAGGTCTGCGAGAACAGCATGATG